AAGCTAAAAAAGAAGAAGTTATTAAAGATATTAACGCTTCTTTAGCTAAATTTGAAGTTGCAAGGTTTATTCTTTCTGAAGAAGGTATCAGGGCTTATATCATTAAAAAGCTTCTTGATTTACTGAATTTTAGAATCAAGTATTATCTCACTAAGCAGAATTCTCAATATTCATTATCTTTTAATGAAGTATTTGAAGAAGAAATTCTCAATAAAAGAGGAATTATGGTAAGTTATGGAAATCTTTCCGGTGCTGAATCTAAAATGCTAGACTTAGCTTGTATATGGGCATTTAGAGATATTCTTAAATTGCAAGGTTCTGTAAGTTACAACGTTTCTTTTTATGATGAAATTCTTGATTCTTCTTTGGATAAAACTAACTCGGAAATTGTTTGTAATATTTTAGAAGAATTTGCTCAGAAAGAAGACCAGGCAATTTATCTCATTTCTCATAAGCCTGATTTCTTTAAAGCTGGAATCGGTGAAATTATTCAATTAGACAAGCATAATGGTATTACAAAAAGAATCACCATTTAACTTTAAGAAAAATGCAAAATAAAGAAAATGTGAAAAGAACTTTAGTGGTTAATTTGTTTGCACAACCTGGTGCAGGTAAGTCAACGGGTGCGGCATATTTGTTTTATAACTTAAAATGCTTAGGTGTTAATTGTGAATATGTCAGCGAATTTGCCAAAGATAAAGTATGGGAAGAGAATAAATCAGTTTTTGAAGATCAAAATTATATTTTTGGCAAACAATCTTTCAAATTATCCAGAGTTAACGGAAAAGTTGATGCAATTATTACCGATAGTCCGTTATTGCTAAGTGCTTATTATAGTAATGATAATTGTGCTTACGAAAGAACTCAGCTGATTGTTAAGACTCATCATCAATATGATAATTTAAACTTTTTTATCAACAGGGTTAAACCTTATAATCTAATTGGAAGGCATCAAACCGAAGAAGAATCAGATAAAATAGCTAAAGACCTTGAAAAGTTTTTAGGAGATCTTAATATTAAGCCTCATAGGATTTCCGGAGATCAAGGAGGATATGATTTAGCACTGTCAATTATTAAAGCCAGACTAGACATAAAATAAAAATATGTACCGATTCGCTTATTGGGACGGACGAGATAAAAATATCAAATTGTTTACTTGGAATAAGGATGGCGACCGAATTATGGTTGACCGTCCTTATTCTCCATATTTGTATATTGAGGATTCAAACGGGAAGTATACTTCTATTTTTGGTACTCCTTTGTCCAAAAAGATTTTTAAGAATTCATGGGAAAGAAGTGAATTCATTAAGGATTCAAAAATAACAAGGTTATTTGAGAATTTTAAACCGGCTCAGCAATTCTTATTGGAT